GTCGAGAATAGGTTAACCACTTGATTTTTCCAGAGGTGGTGCTAAAAACGATACAACCAATAGGCGTTAACGTCGCCCGAGACGCCTTGTTGCGCGGTGTGGACCGCGGGATTGTTATAGCCATTCCTTGCCTCCCACATGACCTGACATGCGAGGAACGTAATAGCCGACGTTAACGGCCGCTGTTTATGCATTGCAGCGAAGCACACTATAGCCGGTGATAACGGCCGCTGTTTAACATGAACAGCGAAGTACACTATAGCCGGTGTTATCGGCCGCTGTTTATACATTGCAGCGAAGTACCCGTCCCGTCATACGGCAACAAACCTAATGGTAGCATTCACTGCCAACCCTCCACCTGTGCCGGACATAGCCACGGACGCACTAATTGTGTCAGTGCCATTGCAAACTACATATGCACTCTGGTTCATGAACACATCACTAATTCCGGCAGCCAAAAGCGCTTCGAAAGTCGGTGAATCTATCCCGCCGAGTTGTGCTCCGTTCCTATTCAAGGTTAACTGAGCGCTCAAAGTAGTGGCACTGCCGTTAATAAACTGACAGCCACAATCAACTAGGTAGTTGCCTGTGGGGGGCGTGAATATTCCTCCACTGAGGGTAATATTCAACCCGTTGTTATTGATGCCACCGACCGTCAATGTGCCCCCAAAGTTGATCAGTGTTGCCACTGTTGAAGTTATTGTTTGTGGTGCGTTACCGCTACCAAAGAAAGACACCTGATTATTTATAGGACCTGCCTGCATCTGCGATAGTACTGGCTTTTGGAAATAGCCACGGTACCTAACATGCAATTCGCCTATCTTAGTGGTGCCGTCGGCAGTGCCAGCCGCGGCAAAATTTAAGAGCCCAACATCATATGTCTTGATGTCTGCCCCACCTGGCAGGTTCCCAGGACGGACATACTTAGGTCCGTTGTTGAACGCTTCTCTGCAATCAACTTTCAAGCAGAAATCCTCGCAGGGCATGCCATCAGCATGAGGATCAACATCCAAAATCTGCGCTTTAACGGTAGGGGGTGCATCGGCGGCATCATAATCAAACCCCAACAGGACTTTGCCCACGGTTCCGGCCGTGGCAAACTGTGACACCTCGTGCTTGTAGTAGAACTCAAGCTGAGTGAACACATACTTCTCAAACCTGGGTGCCATCAAAGACAGCCAGGGGAAAGTCAACCCTTGTCCAGGGTTGATGCTCAATTGTACCGCTTGGGCGGCACCAACCACTCCATTCAGCGTGCCTCCAAAGGTGGTGCTGCCGATGACGTCCCCTATAAACTCATCTTGTTCAAAGGTACAATTCTTCATCCGACGCAACCCATCAGGTATCCTCCTGTCGCTGTAAGCACCAGTAGCACGCGTTCCTGGCGCACCAGCACTGGAGCTTCTCCTCCCACGTCCCCGCCGCTTCCCACGCCCACGACTTTGTGTGCTGCGGTAGCCCATCAAAGATTGGACTGCTTTCTGATACGATGCAGTATTTCTTTGTGGCAAAGGCGGCGGACCACCTCTCTTCATTTTCAATTGACGTTTCTGCCTTTGTCTCTGTGGCAACGCAATCTGATTCATAATATTAGCTTTATCGACAATAGTAAGACTCTTAGGCCTACTTGCACTATTGTAAGAAGTAACTACGGCTAATCCCAAACTTCCGCTTGCCGCACGTCTGCGGCTCCACCAGTTCAACGTATTGATGGTGGCATTAAATGCGAAGTGTAGGGCCAAAGCCGTTTTCGGCCTGCCTTTCAGATGGAGCAACATGGCGCACAGATGCATCAACCCAGCAGGGTAATATAGCAACATGTCGCGCCCACTTCTCCACCAGGCAGCCGCTTCCAAAGCCACGAGAGCTGTGGTTGTGAGCACAGGATTGCTGGCTCGCCATTTTTCCTCAACGAAGGGCGCCAACCAAGAATAGCACCAATCAACAGCCTCAAAAAGGCTGGCTGTGGCGAACATACCCGGATTACGATCAACGGGGTCACCGACCGCCGGTGCATCCTGTGCCACTAGCATGTCGAAAACATAATGTTCAACCAGGTCAGGCAATTCTTTCACCTTACGGATTTCGCGGACTGCTTCCTCGCATTCTCCACGCGATAACCCGTAGACATGTGCATAAGCATCCCAGATGGCCTCGGAGGGCTGTACTGGGAGACTGCGCCTGATACTCATCATTGCTTCAGCCTTGAGCTTGTCTCGCGCAGATGCGCGGACTTTGGCATTAATCGTTATAGCATTCACTCGCTCAACGAACTCATATGCCACCGGGAGGTGGGAAACTGTAGACAATATGCCTGTGCAAATCGCCTGACAGTATCCGTAGCCGTCATTGCCAACAGAATTTTGTGACGTGGCAAAGAACAGCTTGGGCAATAACTTGCCGGGTTTGGGACCAAACGCAAAACCATTGTGAGTGTTCGCTGGCCACCAACGGCCACTGCAAAATTCCATATCACACCTGGTTTCGGAAGCTTTAATTTTCAACTCGAAACCTGCACACCTGCCTGTCTCGAGTAAAATATCCCGTGCTTCTCTGACCAACCTCAACGGAATGAGCATGGCCGCATCGTCCCCAGACACTATAGCTTTATGCTTGATTAACTCTAAAGCCTCTTCAATAACAGAGATAACTGCTATAGTGTTGCCCACGGTCGTTGTGGTCTTACCACTCGGGACTGTTCCCGGGGTACTATAAGACACGCCTTCAGACGTGCAGCCGTGGGTGATGGTATCCGCTCTGAACGTGCGCATCGCTTCTTCGTCGGCGCCTAGGAATTCATACAGATCTGCTTCAACTGTAATACACTCCTCGTCGACGCTAGCATCCAAGCGCACGGCATCTGAATCAACATAGGCGACGGGCTCATCAAAGAAAGATTCGGCCATCGCTAGCCAATCATCCGTCTGCTCTGCATTCATGCCTGGCCCATACGTAGTGTCGCCGTGTTCCCCTTTGCAGGCCTTACTCAGGGCGTGTGCATAGGGACCAGTGGCATTAACATACTCAGGGTAGCAGCCTTGTATTAGGCGGGGATCATAACCTTCGATCAACCCGAATGGCTCATCATCGGCTGGCTCCGTGCGTTTCTCAGCACACTCCAGCTTGATAAAAGCTTTCCTACGGCCGCCTGCGTAGTAGTCTTCGACTTCGTCACCGAAGTCCTTCGCCCTACGGAGCTCCCTCTTCTTGGAGCCAGGATACCTATCCAGCCATTCATCATACGGGGTGGCTATAACAGGCCACAATGGTCCGAACAAGAGGAACATTCTTCTTCTTCCTGTGGTATGCCACCAGCCCCGCAATGGCCTGGCGCGCTCACAGATTCCTCTATTTCGGACAGCAACTAGATCATTGTGGATGCAATGCCTAGCTACTACTGGTATGTGATTGGCAACCCCTAAGCCCGTATGGAACGGACCTAGCGTCGCCTGACAATCATGAAGGTTGCTCTCTTCAAGGGTAGTCATGTCAGGACGGCGTATCTTACACATTGCGCCTTCGCGCATATCTTTCAATGCGCGACCACGCGCACAATACGTTGTAAGTGGGCCTGCTACTCTAGCGACACGTTTAGTACCCATTAGCCTATATAAGGCAGTTATCAGCTGCAGAAGGCTCTGTATTAAAGGGTATGATCCACGTGCCCAGCACGGGAATTTCGGCGTCTTGCCTTGTTTCAGGCAGCCTACAATGGCCGCTAGCAGAAGTAGCACGAACATATACGACGAGCTCCCTCTTGCGTACAGGGGCTCTGCAGGTTTGATTTTGAGCCAAAAGACGTGCCAGGTAGAAAACGCTGCCGCAATCTTGCTCTTAAATAACAAATCGTAGAGAAACGCGCCGGTAGTTGACAGCGCTCCAATGACGGGCAATAACCACCGTCTATTATCAACCAGCCAACTCTTCCATCGAACTGTTACCGCATGTTGTGGCGGCGCAAAGGGGTCCGAGATGAGCTCATTATGCGTGGCAATGGCATGCGCTTGGGCACCTAAACACCCTGCTGCTTTGGCCTCCGAGGCCAAAGTTCGCAACAAACCAAAAGCTACAACATAGGAAACGCAGTCAGCGCGTTCGAGTGTAGACATTCTGGTTGTTTTCAGCCACTGCCTGGCTTGGTTGTAGGCATCCGCGTATGTTCGTTGTTCCCGCGGCCTGCCTGCGGCCCACAATGCTATGTAGCCGACTCCCTGTTTTGGGACCAATATCTGTTGGTTATTTACTAAACAGTAAAACACATCCCCAGCGGAGTACATGTGTTGTATTGGCCCAACGATTGGTTGCATCTCGCTCTCGCGCGGGTCTATGCCGCCAACCTGATCTGGTGTGGTGTCTCCATAATAGCCGTCGTTCATAGGATCTTTCAATACGACGCTAGCCGTTCTTGCTACGGCCAGGTGGAACTGGACGGTCACACAGTCACCGATCCTGGAAACAACGTTCCAGCAGAGCGTGACCCCGTCAACTTGTTCAGCACCTGTTAACATCCAATCGGCAGGGTTTGCGAAATACTTGCCCATATGCCTGCCGTCTTCTACACACAGCCCGTCACTCGTGCGCTCCCATCGCACTTCGGGCAAACCACCAGGGGCAACATGGTGTCCCCCACGTGCCGCTCGATAATCGTACTGTATACTATACACCACTGGCTCACTGGCTTGTAACATCAACTCAACAATACCGCTCGCTGTGAAGCTGCCGATAGAGTCAACTAAAATATACATGCCTGCCTCGCCACATCCCGCACAAATCTGGCCGGCCTCGCATCCGCAATCTGCCTCAACCCCGACATCGTCCGAAGACATGATGGCGTGTCTATGATAACAATTTGCCTGATGCTGGCGGCCAATAATCACGGTTCCTCCTGGGTTGACAACTAACCTGCCAACGCAGTACTCCTCGTACATGCGTTTCAAAGGCATTGGTCCTGCGTCGTCTCTATCTTCGACTAGCGCAAACCCAACTAAGTCTCGCCTCAGTTTCTTGATGGTTTGCCAGTCTAACCCCCTAGGAATGGAAAAGGGTGGTAGTACCACCGGCTCCCCTCCAGCCGGACCCCCAGGTGCGTTTTCTTCGCCTGCCCGGGGTGCGACATCCTCCGCGATGTCTGCCAAAATACATTCATTGACCTCCTTCAAGGCATCCTTCTCGCCTTGTAATCGCTGGAGGTCGCCGACGACTGCTTGCCATACCGTCTTCTGAGGTTTCCCAGACTTCTGACCCAGCTTCTTCTTGGAAGCCAGGCGCTGGAAACCCCTACTAGTATGGGGGGTCGTCGCACCACATGCACTGCCCCCCACAGGCTGGACAGCTACTGTGGTGGGTCCCTGTGGCAGTATGGATGATGGACCATTCGGGGCAATAACTCTCTGACATTTGCTCTCTTTCTCTGGGAATCCATCTCCAACCTGCGGCGTCACATTCGCCGCTGCGTGACACTTGAAGCACATTTGGTTCAATGGGTGCTTCAAGCCACCGCAGAGTGGGCACCAGCTGTCGGCCGGTGTCTCTCTGCTGTCCTGGCGGGCTCTCACGCGTTCTCTCGAATAGTAGCAGTCCCTCGCATGGCCACTCTTCGTGATGGGTGTCGGACAGACACAACCCTTCGAATTCATCCCGCGGTTCTTCACTTGCGGAACAATCCAGTCTGGGTGCCGACCACTCGGCAATACTACACCAAACTAACTCACGCTAGTATGCGGGTAAAACCCTATGCAATACTCTTCAGTTGGTTACCGAGATGG